AGAAAGATATTGTTTTTAAAAATCAAGAAGAGAGAACCGCATTTGAAAAAGCAAACGCCGATGCAAGGGTAAAAATCGGAGACGAAGAGCAAAAAGCAAAAGAGGCCCAACTTTCAGCCGTTGGAACTGCCTTGCAAGGATTGAGCGAAATCGCTGGTAAGGAAACCGCAGCGGGTAAGGCCCTTGCAACGTCTGCCGCTTTAATTAACGTTTACAAAGGAATATCCGAAGTATGGGCCGCGAAATCAATGGGTAACCCTATCGTCGATATGGCCGTAAAAATTGCATCGACGGCGATCGTAGCCGCCCAAGGTTTTGCAAACATTAAAAAGATTATGGCCGTAAAAGTTCCAGGGTCATCGGGAGGCGGAGCCGCTGGAGGAGGTGGAGCAATGAGCGCACCAGTTGCAGCCGCGCCACAATTTAACGTTGTTGGAACTAGTGGACAAAATCAAATTGCTCAAACAATAGGAAACCAGCAACCAGTTAAGGCGTACGTTGTAGCAAATGACGTTAGTACCCAACAAAGTTTGGATCGTAATATTGTTAAAACGGCAACGATAGGAAACTAAAAAAAAATGCTCTTTTATACCCCCCCTCTTAAATAATATTATTTTTTTATAGGGGGGGGGTCAAAAGTAGTAAAAAAAAGAAAAAAAATATATATAAAAAATAATAAAACAAAATTGTTAAAATTACGTTATACTAATATGGGCAAAGTATTTGAACTTTTACTGGATGATGACGCCGAGGGAGTATTCGCTATTTCATTAGTTGATCGACCAGCGATAATGGAGAATTGGATTGCTTTATCAAAAGAGCATAAAATTGAATTTAAAGAAATACCTACTAAAAAGAATATCTTATTAGGGGCCGTTCTTATACCAGATTTAAAAATTGATCGCATCGGAAAAGATGGCGAGATTTTTCAAGTTTATTTTTCGGGTGAGACTATTGTCAAAACCGCTCATAAATTTATGAAAGATGGGAATCAGGAAAACTCAACACTACAACACAAATCAAAAATTGATGGAGTTACGGTTGTTGAAACTTGGTTAAAAGAGGATATGATCAACGATAAATCGGTTTTATACGGATTTGATTATCCTATTAATACGTGGATGGTTGCTATTTCGGTAGATAACGAATCTATAAAAGAGAAAATTAAGTCTGGCGAGGTAAAGGGGTTTTCAATTGAGGGATTTTTTGCTGAAAAGCAAGAATTTTCTCAAGACGAGAAACTTTACAACGAATTGCGAGAATTACTAATTAATAATTAAAATAAATGGATTACAAACAAACACTAAACAAAGTGAAAGCGTTGTTATCAATTGAGGTTCAATTGGAACAAATGAAACTTGTTGACGGAGTTACTGTTTTAGAGGCAGAATCTTTTGAACCAGGTTACTCGGTTGGTATTGTCACTCCAGAGGGAATCGTTCCAGCGCCAGTTGGAGAACACGAAACCGCTGACGGGATGATTATTGTTGTAGAGGTTGAGGGTCAAATTTTGGAAGTAAAACCAAAGGTTGAGGAAGAAATGGAACCCGAAGTTGAAGCACCAGAAGCCGAGGAAGTAGCTGCGGAGCCAAAAATGGCAGAAGTAAAAAAAGTTGTTGAAACTGTATCGAAAGAGACTTTTTTCAGCGAAATTGAGGAAGAGGTTAAGGCTTGGAATGAAGACTTGAAAAGTACAAAACTTGAATTGTCGGAAGCCAAAAAAGAAATCGAAAACTTAAAAGTTGAACTTGCTGCCGCTGGTGCAAAAGCAATTTCATTTAACCCAGAGCCAGCACAAACAAGACCAATGACCGCATTGGAAAAATTCAGATCAATCAAAAAAAATCTAAACTAAAAAAAATATGGCTATTTCATACAGTCCAGTAGACATCAGAGGGAAAGCGGTTGAACCGATCCTAGAAGAAGTATTATTCGCGAACAAAACAATCGCTGACGGATACGTAACATTTAACACCGACATTAAAGCGGGTACAATTTTCACGGAGGCGTCTGTTGACGTTACCGCTCAACTTTACACGGGTGCAGCACTTTCAAATAGTGGTGCAATGAATATCTCGGATAGAGTTATTACTCCAACAAAATTGGAATACAAACAAACATTTTTGCAAGAATCATTGAGAGCCGCTCGTTTTGGTCGTTCAATGAATCCTGGTGCTTTTAACATTGAATCAGATGAGTTTGCTTCTACTGTTTTAGCAATGGTTGCTCCAAACGTTTCACAAGACGCTGAAAACATTTTCTGGGGTGGAATTACTGCTGCAACTAAAACTGCAATCGCTGCGTTAACTCCAGGGAATGCACAAGGGTCAATGACTGCTGCAACTCAAACTGCCGTTGCTGGTTTAACTGCTGGTTTGGTTGATGGTGTATTTGCTAAAGTTCTTTACGATAACGCTGCAATCGGTGGATATATTAAAGTAATTGGTACAACTGTAACTTCTGCAAACATCGCTGCGGAATGTGCTAAAATCTACGCTGCAATTCCAGCTGAATTATTGGCGGACACTGTTTCTCCAGTTGTGATTTATGCTCCAAGATCTTGGAGACAATTAGCTCGTATCGCTAACAACGCAGTTGGAGCGGCTCAACAAATCAATTTCTTATTTGATTCTGCTGCTAACGATTCAAAATGTTACTACAATGGAGTTGAAATGTTATTCGTTCCAGCACCTACAAATAATATGGCTTACGCTCAAAGAAAAGCGGCCGTATCTTGGAACACTGATTTATTAGATGACGTTAACCGTTTCGAAGTTGGTAAATTGGTAAACGATGGAGATACTCAATTCGTTAGAAGTATCTATACTTTAGCTGCTAACGTAGGACAAGCATCAAAAGGAGTTCTTTACGGAGGATAATAAATAATAATAGGGGGAATTAATTTTCCCCCTTAATTTAAAAAAAATATATACTATGGCGTGCGATTTATCTTTAGGAAGATTGGAGCCTTGTAAATCTAGCAACGGAGGTTTAAAATCCGTTTACTTTATTACAAGCGGTTTGATTGATCCGAGCGACGTTGTTTATGGTTCAGTTAATACAGATGCGATTGCGTCTATTACTGGAACTATAACTGGCGTAAAATATGATTTAAAAGGAACAAACTCTTTTGAGCAAACTTTCGTGACTTCTCGCGAAAATGGAACTACTTATTTCGAACAAAAACTTTCTTTATCTTTAAAGAAATTAACAGTTAAGGACCACAAAGAATTGAAGTTGTTGGCTATGGGCCGCCCTCAAGTTATTGTTGAGGATAACAACGGAAACTTTTTCTTTGCTGGTTTAGTTCACGGACTAGAAGTTTCTGGAGGAACAATTGTGACTGGAACGGCTCTAGGTGACCTTTCTGGGTACACATTGGAAATTTCGGGCCAAGAGCCAGTTCCAGCTAACTTTTTGGAGGGTGCAATTTCAACTGTAATTGATACCGTTACTGCGGGAGTTTAATAAATTTGTTTTTATAATGTTAAAAACCCTCTAATTAATTTTAGGGGGTTTTTTTGTAAAACAAAAACAAAATTAAAACGTTATACTATTATGATAATACTATTAGAATCAAATCAACCGCAAAAAATAAGTTTCATTCCTTTGAGGAGTGGGGCAATTTCTTTGCAAATTAGAAATGAGTCTACCGAAGAGATACAAAATATAACTCCAAGTTTTACAACCGAAAAATATTATACAACGTGTACAACTATTTTTGATTTAAAAGAAAACCATTTCTATAATTTAAAAGTGATAGGAGCCAATAACGAAATTATATATTTGGACAAAATATTTTGCACTAATCAAAGCACGGATTCATATACAATAAATAAAGACACTTACGTAGTGTCTGAAAATAATACCATTTTTTATGAGTAATAATATACAAATTGTTGAATTAACGGCATACAACCCGCCCAAAGCAGTTGAGACTCGCCAGGATGACTGGGTAAAGTTTGGCGTTAAAAATAATTACTATCAATTTTTAATTGATCGTTACAACAACTCAACAACAAACAATCAGGTTATAAATAACATCGTTAAATTAATTTACGGCAAGGGACTTGACGCAAAAGACGCTGCAAAAAAACCTAGTGAGTACGCTCAAATGAAAATGTTATTTTCAAAAGAGGTAACAAAGAGAGCGATCACGGATTTAAAACTTTTGGGCCAATGTGCGCTGCAAGTTATTTACGCCAAAAATAAAAAAACTATTGTTGAGGTTCAACACATACCCGTTCATTTATTACGCCCTCAAAAATGTAATAAGGAGGGAATTATCGAAAATTATTACTATTCTGATAACTGGGATAATTTGCGAGATTTTCCGCCGCAATTAATTCCATCATTTGGAAACGGAAATAGAACTCTTGAAATTTTAATGATTGGGAACTATACAATCGGTCAAAAATATTTTTCAAATGTAGATTATTTAGGAGGTTTGGCATATTGCAAACTCGAGGAGGATGTGGCCGAATATCTTATTTCGTTAGTTGAGAGCGGATTTTCGCCTTTGACAGTTGTCAATTTCAACAACGGGGTACCAACCGAAGACCAACAAAAAACAATTTCGGACTCTGTAAAAACTCAAGCCGCTGGACCTAGTGGGAACAAAATAATTGTTGCGTTTAATAGTGACGAAACCAAAAAAACAACGATTGACTCAATTCCTTTGAATAGAGCAGCGGACCAATACGAATATTTGAGCGAAGAGGCGAGAGGAAAAATTTTGCTATCTCACGGAGTTACGTCTGGTTTGTTGTTCGGTATTCCATCGGCAAATGGTTTTAGTTCAAACGCTGACGAATTGAAAACGGCATCGGTATTATTTCAAAATAATGTTATTATCCCATTTCAAGAAACTTTTTGCGATGGTATAGACAAAATTTTGGCCTATAATGGTTTTAGTTTGGATTTATATTTTAAACCGTTAAACTCTTTGGTTGATCGTTACGAAATTGCTCAAGCAAATGCAAACGAGATCAAAATGAGTTCACATATTGACGAGATAAACCTCGACGAGTTTGGTGAAGAAATTGATTTGGATGAGTGGGAATTGATCGACTCGAGAAAAGTTGATTACAACGAAGAGGAAAAACTCGACGCTGAATTGAACGCTTTAAACAATCCAAAAAAATCGTTATTTGCAAAAGTTTTTAATTTAGCAAGCGTATCGACTGGAGTAGCAAAAACAAAAAGCGCATCAAGCGAAGACAATCCTCAATTTATAACTCGTTATAGGTATGCTGGAAATCCAAATCCAGAGAGAGAATTTTGTAAAAAAATGATGTCCGCTAATAAATTATACAGAAAAGAGGACATCCAAGCAATGAGCAGAATGAGTGTAAATCCTGGTTTTGGAATGAGTCCAAATTCGGATGCTCCTTATGATATTTTTTTATGGAAAGGTGGGGGTTTATTAAGTGATAATTTTCCAAATGGAACTTGCAAACATTATTGGGTTAGAGAAATGTACAGAAAAATCGGAACTGGAAAAAATACTGCTGCAACACAAGCAACTCCAGCCGAAGTGAGAAAAGCGGGGTATATTGCACCAACTAACGACAAAAGAGGATATATAGCGCCTCACGATATGAGATAATTATGAAAGCATTATTTATTAGTGATAAAGAGTTGAAGCAATTCACCGCTTTAAACGGGAATTTAGACCCAGACAAAACAAAGCAATTTGTTATTATTGCACAAGACACGCATATTTATTCTTATTTAGGGAGTAAGTTGTTCAAAAAAATTAACGACGATATAGTTGCGGGTACATTGGCCAACCCTTATTTAGGCCTTTTAAACGATTATATTAAGCCTATGTTATGCCAGTGGGCATTGGTAGAGATATTACCTTTTAGCGCCTATACAATCGCAAACAAGGGGGTATATAAACACAATAGCGAGAATAGTACATCGGTTGAAAAATCAGAGGTTGACTATTTAGTTGAAAAACAAAGACAAATCGCTCAAAATTATACGCAAAAGTTTATCGATTATATGATTGTTAACTATGCGAGTTTTCCAGAATATTATATCGCACAAACGGGAGATCAATTGCCGTTTTTAAGCGCAAATTTTGGAGGTTGGTATTTACCACAAATGAAAAATTTATTACAAAACGACGCGGGGGACTTAAAACGATAATATGGCACTAAATTTCACACACAAAAAAGGGGATACGTTCGACGAGGTTCCGTTTGAGTTAAAAGTTAATACGGTTGCCGTTAATTTAACGGGCGCAGTAATTAAAATGCAATTGAGAAAATTCGACAATACCTCAACGGCTGCCTTGAGTTTAACCTCGGTAAGTTCTGCGGGTATTACAATTACAGACGCAACGGCTGGAAAATTTAAAATCAATTCTCAAATTATAGATATTGAGCCTTATACATACGTTTACGATATACAAATTACTTTATCGAGTGGAGTTGTAAAAACATATGTAAGCGGGACATTTAATATCACTAATGAAGTAACAAAATAATAAAAAGATGGGCGACGATATAGAAATCAATGTTACCGAGACGACTAATATAATAGAAATCACTCCACAACCAAACGATCAAATTGTTGATATTGCGGTTACCGATAACGCTCCAAATGTAGAAATAAACGTTACGCCATCGGTTGTTGAAATAAATGTTACCCGAGGCAGTTCAACCGCACTTTGGGGAGCAATACAAGGAAATTTAACCGATCAAACGGATTTGGTTACGGCCCTAGGATTGAAAGCCGATTTAGTAGGCGGAAAAGTTCCGAGTTCACAATTGCCGAGTTATGTTGACGATGTTGTTGAAGTGGCAAATTACGCCGCGTTACCGACAAGTGGGGAAACGGGCAAAATTTACGTAACACTAGACAACAATAAAATATATCGTTGGAGTGGTTCGGTTTATATCGAAATTGCTGCTAATAATGCTATTTGGGGTGCTATTACAGGAACATTAAGTAGCCAAACAGACTTACAAGCTGCTTTAGATGCTAAACAAGACGATTTAATTTCAGGCACAAATATTAAAACAATAGAGGGGCAATCTTTATTAGGTTCAGGAAATATTGATTTAACAAAGTCTGACGTAGGACTTTCAAATGTAGATAATACTTCGGACGTAAATAAACCTATTTCTACAGCAACACAAACTGCTTTAGATGCTAAACAAAACACAATAACTTTAACCACAACAGGTACAAGTGGTTCATCTACTTTAGTAGGTTCAACTTTAAATATTCCTAATTACACAACCGATATAAGTGGGCTTGTTCCTTACACGGGTGCAACTGCAAACGTTGATTTAGGAACTCACAAATTAACCGCTGCGGATTTAGTTATTAATCACGCAAGCGGCTCGGGTGTTGCTGCTTCAATTACAAAAG